ATGAGTATCGGAGCAAATACACGCAGATTGCGTATTGACGCAGGACTTACTCAAGCTGCACTAGCTGCACAAATTGGCATTGGAACATCAATGCTCTGCCAGATAGAGCGAGGAACAAAAACACTAACATTGCCACTTGCAGCAGAAGTAGCACGAGTGTTGGATTGCAGTATATATGATCTACTTGATGAGGAGGTAAGCAAATGCAAGACAGCATAAAATCAAGAATCGGAGAAATTAATCACGGATATACAATAGTAGCACAATATCTAAACAAGGTTGTTCTGGCAATATCAGACAATCGGAGTATCGCCGAAATGGCGGTTGTTTGGTCTCTTGACAATGACGGTGATACTTATTCCGGAAGTTATTTTTGTAATTTTTCAAGTGCACAAAAAGAGTTTTTTGCAAGAGCATGCGGAGGTATATATAAATGATTATCATAAAGGTACTGCTTTATTATATCATTAATTACAAATGGCAAATTTTGTTTTACTCAGCCGGAGCTGCTGAGATTGTTACATTTATTGTTGCAATATTGAATGAATGTCCGGACACATGCACTATAGTAATGTTTGTGACAACAGCATTAGCAATAATTGCACGCTTTAACATTAATGAGGAGTAAATATAATGGCAAATAAAAAATTGTAAGTTTAGATAGGATAAAATATGGATAAAGTCGAAACAGTTACAACGAATAGCTGTAACTGTCAGCAGGAAATTGCCTCCCTGCTCTGATGATGACAGGCAAAAAGGAAGTGTAAAAGAGAATGGTATATTTAACCACAAAAGAATTTGCAGATAACAAAAAATGCAGTTTTAAATATGTTCAAAAAGCAGTTAAAGACGGCAAAATAGCAGCTAAAAAAGAGCAGGACAAATATAACGGCTACAAATATATGATACCTATCACGGAGCTGTCTGCAGAACAGCAGGTTAAGTACTACAGGTCAAGAGACCTGCCGGTGCCGGCAGAGCTTACTCCCCAAAAGCAGTCGCAAATACTAAGCAAGGATTTGGATTATGAGGAGTTGACAGCCGAACAGCGGCAAGAGGTTGCTGACTGGCTAAACATATTATCTGACTGGCAAAAGTTTGTACAGCATTATGACGGCTCGAAAACAACTGCAAATAAGGTGTTTGTTGAGGCATACAAGGACAAATATAAATACAAAATATCGGTTGACATTTTGTATCGCAAACAAAAAATATACAAAGCCGGTAATGTCGCTAACCTGATTGACGGCAGAGGACTTAAACGTAAAGGCCAAAGCTGTATCGACAAAAATCTTTGGCAGGCTTTTCTTTATTACTACCTTGACCAGGCAAAGCACCCATTGAAGGCTTGCTACGACTACACAAGACAATGGGCGGAGCAAGAACACCCTGAGCTGTTACCTGTGCCGTCATACACTACATTTTACCGCCATATTGACACTGATGTCCCTGCGCCGGTTGCTACATACGCTCGTGACGGCGTTAAAGCATATAAGGATACATACGGTTTTTATATCCGAAGGGAATACGAGCAAATGGAGAGCAATGACTATTGGATCGCTGACAACCACACCTTTGATGTACAGGTTGGTACGGCAGGGAGCAATAAGCCAAAGCGTATGTATCTGACAGCTTTTATGGACGCAAGGTCGGGTATATTTACGGGCGTTTATGTCACTGACAATCCATCGTCGCAAGCAACGCTATATGCATTGCGAAAGGGTATTATTAAGTATGGCATACCTAAAAATATATATGTTGATAACGGTCGTGAGTTTTTAACCCATGATGTCGGCGGATTAGGACACAGGGCTAAGAAAGCTACAGCTGAACAGTTAGAGCCACCTCCAATTTTTAAGCGGCTAGGAATAAAAATGACAAATGCTATTGTAAAGAATGCAAGAGCAAAAACAATTGAACGCAGATTTTTGGATGTGAAAAATCGCTTGTCAAGACTGTTTGACAGTTACACCGGAGGTAATGTCATAGAAAAGCCGGAGCGGCTGAAAAATGTGCTTAAAGGAAATATCATCGATGAAGTGGAATTTACGAAAATAGTTGAGGATATGTTAAATTACAACTTTAACTATCAGGCATACAATGGCCCGGTACAAGCAGATAAAGGGTTGAAGCGTAATGAGGTTTACGCAAAGCACCTGAAAGAAAAGCGTGTCGCCAATGAAGAGGACTTGTGGCTGATGATGCTGCGAAGCACCAGGCCACAAAAGGTTGGTCGCAGAGGTGTACATATTACAATAGCAAACCAAAAAATTGACTATTATAATGATGAATTACTGTACAAATGGCAAGGCGAAAAAGTCTACGTTCGCTATGACCCTGAAGACCTTTCAGAAGTCAGAGTATATACATTAAATGACGAATACATATTAACTGCAAAGTGTGCAGATGAAACAGTGCTTGCATATGGCACAGACAAAGAGAAGGTTGCTAAGGCTATGAAAGAAGTACGCAAGCACGAACGCATCGTAAAAGAAAGCGTTGAATCACACCGTGTGGTTGCACTGGGGGCTAAATCTGCACTTGATATTATTCTAACGGAAATTGAGCAAAACAAGGCTAAATCTGCCGCAGAGGATACAGCAGTATTGAGTATTAAACGAGCTGACGAAAAGCAATACAACAAACTAGACCTAGATATTGCCGCCGGTGCGGAAGACACAGTAACAATTGATATAAAAAGAATGATCGCCAACGCTGAAAAGCGAAACAAAAAGAGAGGACTGATAAAATGATGAGCTTAAGAGAAAAGCTTGAAATGTATCAGGCACATATTGACAAACCGTGGAGTGTCGTAGCAAAAAATCTTGACTACAGTGCCGCTGTAATAAGTCAGTGTCGCAAAGGCACCTATACCGGCGACACGACAAAGGTGGAAGCAAAGCTGGATGAATATCTTGCAAATATCCAAGCGGAAAAAGAAGTTGCAAGCTTGTCAAACAGTGTAGGCTATGTGGAAACATCAATAAGTACAGCTGTATACGATAATATACGCCTCTGTCATCTTAAAGGCGGATTTGCGATCGAAGCCGGAGACGCAGGTATCGGCAAGACAATGGCTTGCAAAAAATATGCGGAAGACCACCCGGCAACAGCATATTATGTGCCTATCAACCCGTGCATATCAGGAATTACCTCATTGCTTAGACAGCTGTGCACGGAAATGTCACTGCAGCAAGGCAACAGATATGATATGTGGCTGCGCATAGCACACAAGCTCTCAGGCGAAAGCAAAGTGCTAATCCTAGATGAAGCACAGCATTTGCCGTTGAAAACGCTTGACAGCTTAAGAGCATTTTTTGATGCTTATCCGGAGATAGGCATTTGCTTAGTTGGCAATGCAGAACTTGTAACAAAACTTAGGAACAAAAACACAGCGGTCGCACAAATAAAAAATCGCACAAAGACAACGATAATTCGCCATACAGCGGATATTACAAAAACAGATATAGAACTGCTCTTCCCCGGGCTTGTCGGCAAGGAGAAAGAAACAGAATTTTTGCTGAAAATAGCACAAACCGACAACGCTATACGAGGAGCACAAAACCTGTATAGCAACGCAGTTGATAACAACAATACAACCTACGCAGGACTTGTTTTAACGGCAAAAAAAATCATGCAGGAAATATAAATCGCTAATAACTAATCATTATTTTTTACCTTCTTTAGCCGGCAGCCCTTGTGCCAGAGGGCTGTCGCACTCCCCCTAATGTGTGCTTTGTAAGCAAAGCAAAGCATAGATTAGAGTTAGTGCGCACAACTTGAATTTTAAAAAAGCTGAAAGGATGACATTAAATGATTATTAAAGTGAACCCTGAGTGCGGCTTGTTTAACTGTGATAAGCGCAGAGGCAGCTATTGCTGCTATTATTGCGACAAAGATTGCGATAACAGGTGTATAAACGACCCATCAGCCTGTGGCAACTACTTAAGACACAAGAATTTTTACAATTGGCTTACGAAAGTAATGCCAAAAGGTGAAATTGAAATCAAAGGAACTCAAAAAGAATGTTTAAGAAAGCTGTCAGAGTATGAGTCTACAAAGCTGCAGCCGCAGGATGTGGAGCAGCTTGCAAAAAAATACAGACAGCTGGAAGATGAAAATAAGAGACTGAAAGAAAGGAGGTGCTATTAATTGACCGAAAAACAATGGCAGGATATCCAGGCGAAACTAATATATCCGGGAATGATTATCAGGATGAAAATTGACGGGTACAATGTTGCGCTACAGTCACAATATGAGAATGCAGATAGAATGAAATTAGCTATTGCTGTATATATTGATGACAAAATGGATGCAGACATGCTTAAACCTGAAAATGAAGCTTGCATTAAGTTTATGTGTCCTTGCAAAAGGTGCACACTTACAAGAAAACAGATTACAGAATTTTCTCGCAGCAAGAAGAAGCAAAAGAAACTTAAAGACATGTACACATATACATACTATATCCCCTACTGGTCATCATTCAGGCGGCTGAAAAGCCATTTTATTAAAAATAACACAAGCATTGAATTGATAGATTGGAGCGGTCAATAATGGATACAAAAAAGATAATACTTAACAATGATTTGAATATCGAAGAATACAAACCGTTTGCGGTAGTGGAATGTATGACAAAAGAAACATATGAGCATATTAAAGAATTGATTGAAAGGGATACTCCTCGGAAAATTGTAGACATAGAGCTAAGTGATTTTTGCGAATATGAAATTAACTATAATTGCCCAAAATGCGATGCTACACTGGCACACAAAAAAAAGGAAATCCCAATATTTTGTCCTTTTTGTGGGCAGGCAATCAAGTAAATATGGCGGACAAGCTCCGCCGTCTTAATGCAGCCAAAGACGGTCACAAGCCCGTAAATGCAGAGTGAGACAAAAATCAAATTAGGAGGAATAGTAATGGTAAGTAAGAAAATCAATAAAAACGGCAGTATAACACTGCCAAAGCAGCTGCGAACGGAAGCCGGATTGTTTAAAGGTAATGCAGTAGATATCGTTATGTCAGACGATGGCATAAAGATAACTAAGCATGTACCTACATGTAGTTTTTGTGGCAGCACAGAGCGAGTAAGATCGGTAATGGGCATAGAAATATGCCGTGACTGTGCGGCAAAAATACATAAGGCGGTGGTTTGTGATGAGTAATTTAGTTAAGCTAAAAGAACGTGCTGACATTGTTGCAAAAAAAATTGACCGCCTTGCAGAACTGAGAGAACAGCAGGCAAAGGCAAAGCAAGAGGCTGATATTATTGAAGCTGAACTGCTGAAAGTTGCACAGGAGGATTTGGCAAATACAAAATATAAATCGGTTAAGTATGAGGGCACAGACAGCAACCTGCAGGCAACTGTGAGTGAATCTGTTAAAATTACATTGGAAAGTCTACTTCCGGAGATTTTTGGGACTGTTTACAACGACATGGTTAAGCTCTCAACCAAAGCGGAGCTTACTGCTCCAGCTAAACGATTGGTTGCAGGAATTTGGCAAGGTAACTTTTGCAAGGATACTACAGTGAATGATGTTATCAGCTCAATGCATTTAGATGACAGGACGGCTAAACTAATTAGTAAAAAATGCAAGGGCATTAATTACCAAAAGGATGTTGACAACCTAATAATTATTGCAAATATGACAGACAGGCAAGCACAGGAATATGCTTATTTACTTATGGAAGCAGCGGTTTGGCAACAGTTTAAGGCTATTTGTGATGTTAATAAAATTGATAGTCAGGACAAAATCAATGAAGTCATCAAAAAAATACAAGCAGCTTTTGTAGTTGAGGCAACCCCAAAAATAAGTATAGTGGAGGGATAAATAATATGCTGAACAAAACTCAGGTGCAACGCATATATGGTATGGGCGCAGCGTTAGGAATGTTGGATAATAGCAACCATAAAGATGATATGCTGCATAACTTGGTATATAATATTACAGGTCAGGACAGTGTAAAGCAACTAACGGACAGTGATTATAAAAAAGTTGTAGCTGAGTTAGCACAGCGTATTAAAATATCTCAGCTGCAACCACCGGAAAAACCACGGTCAAGCAATAAAAGATACAATACAACAGCCAAAGGAATGACTGCAGGTCAGCAGCGCAAGGTATGGGCGTTAATGTATCAGCTTGCCGGCTGTGACACGACAGTAACGGTTGCAACAAAGGGAGAGCGCTTATGTGGCATTATCAAAAAAGAGCTGCACATAGATGCAAGCCCACAGAAACCGTTTGAGTGGCTGGGATTTGAGCAAGGTAATAAGCTTATTGAATTGTTAAAAAACTATGTTAAATCCGCAGAACGCAAGGCTATGAGGAGTATGTAATAGGTGGACAACATAAAGATACAAGACTTACAAGGCGAACAGCGCCAAATCGCAGAGACAATTGGGTTAGAGGCGTATCTCAAGTTAGTTAAAATTTACGGTGGAACTAACATATACATAGCAAAAATAGATAAGCTGCTAAGCATTAAACGCGATACGGAAATTGTAAAGCGTTTTAACGGTTACAATTACAAAAGCCTGGCAAATCAGTACAGATTGTCGGAACGAGCAGTAAGAGAAATTATAAATCGGGAAAATTCCCGAATACTAAATCAACAGCTGTCATTTTTTGATGATAGTTGATGATAGCTAGTGAAGAAAATTATAGAAATGTTTCATATATGGCGCTTCCAAAGTTTGAGGTATCATTAAGTTACAAACTTAATGATACCTTATTTTTATATAGTGTGAGGTGAAAAAATGGAATTTGGAGCAGACGCATGGTGGTTAGTGTCTTTAGGTCTGACAGCTGTAACAAGTATAATTGGTTATTTTCTTAAGCGCACAATATCCAAGCAAGATAAGCACGAAGAAGATATTAATCATATTAAATTAACCTATGTTAATAAAGAAGAACTTAAGGAATTAAAAAACGATACAAACAAAGGTTTAGAAAAATTACAACAAGATGTGGATGATATAAAGTCTAACACACTCACTAAAAAAGAATTTATGCAGAGCACAAATAAGCTGGAAAATAAAATAGATAAAATGTACGACTTAATGATAGCAAGGAGGGATAATAATCAATGAACGAGCTTGATAAAATCAAAGCAGGACGCTTTATTAAAAACAACGGACGTGTGCTGAGAACGATTAATATTTTGCGTTACAAGTACGCAAAACTGACCGATACCCAGTATGCTCTTGATGATATGCCGGAGAATGAAATGCTGGATAGCGTTAATTACTTAACGGAATCAGAATACATACAATTAAGGGACATATCCTCAAAAACTCCTGCCACTCTTGCCGACTGTGAAGCTGACCAGTTGGAGGCTAAGCTGACAGATAAGGGAATTAAGCTGTTATCTGGTAGATCGAAAGACGAGTTGGTGGATATATGAGCAGAGCTAAGAGAAGAGCTGTTGGAAAAATTGATAAATTGCCAGTTGAGCTTAAAGATACTGTTGACCAAATGCTCCTTACCGGCCAAACTTACAGAGAAATTTGCCGGTATCTAGCAGAAAACGAGGTGCAGCTCACACAAGCAAGCGTTAGCAGATATGCACGCAGGTTTTTAGCTAGTGCGAATGAGCTGCGAATTGCCCAGGAAAATTTTCGGATGATTTTATCCGAAACCGAGCGCTACCCTGACCTTGATCCTGCCGAAGCAATATTACGACTTGCAAGTCAAAAAGCGTTTGAAGCACTGTCACTGATTGGCGAGGATAGTTGGCAGGACGCTACGCCGGAAAAGATATTGGCTAATGCAACAGCCCTTGCAAGAGCTGTTGCGTATAAGAAAAAAATTGATACTGATGTTAAATCGGATGAAATGATTGCACTTGACAATAATCAGACCCTACTCTACGAGAACTTACGCAAGAGAAATCCGGCATTGTATCAGAAACTTTTAGATGAAATTAAGTCGATGAGACAAGAACAAAAGGAGCAGGATTATGGCTAAATGGTATGTCTTGCAGGTTACAACGGATCGGGAAATTGAAATTAAAAACAGAATTGAAAAGCAGGGCTACAAGGTTCTTGTGCCGCTCGTGGAAAAAATAATCAGACAAAAAGGAAAATGGAAAAGGCAAATAGACATTATTTTCCGAGGGTATATTTTTGTCAAGCTGGACTACAAATGGTCAGACTATTATAGCCTCTGCAAATGCCCCGGTGTTATCCGTTTGCTAGGCGGTGGCAAAAATCCTATACCACTTACCGATGAGGAAATAATGACTGTCCGACGGATAGATATGCTCCGCTCCGCATCACTTGTTGAGTTTGACAATGAGGGCAAGCTGATACCTTTAAACGGCATTTTAAAAGAGTTTAAAGACCAATTAATAAGTTATAAAAGACGACAGCGGAGAGCTGTCATTGAGCTTACAATTGCAAAAAGTAAGACACCTGTTACGGTGTCATTTATCGAAAAACAAACTGTATGTCATAATCCTTACGATTAACATGACATATACACAAACGCAGTTTTAAACGCAGAGTTGATTCGTCCTCTGTTGTAGCGACTGCCGTTATAGCTCCGTACACTATCAGCAATGCTGTTAGATGGCGGAGCTATGCATTTTTATTGGAGGTGGTTTTAAGTGCGTAAAAACAAAAAGCTGGAGACATTAGCTGATCTGTTGCAAAAAACAGAAACGAAAGCAGAATTTAATATAGTTGAAGATTTAAAAAGCCTTGAGCGTATGTATGGAGTGCTTAAACCGCGCCAATACAGGCAAAAGCTGCAGGTTATTATTAAAAAATACGAAGAGTCAGAGCTTACAGCTGTAAGAATTGCTGTTTTAAACGAAAGTATTAAAGGTAATATGCAGGCAGTAAGATTGTATGCCGAATACTTTAAGCCTGCGGAAGCTGTTACAGAAGATGATGGCTTAGTTGCTGCATTAAATAAAGCAAGTAAGGATGTGTTTACTAATAATGGCTAAGTTTAGAACATTTAGCAAAAAGCAGTTGCAGGTGCTTACTTGGTGGGCAAACCCTGTTATATCGGCTAAATATAATGCAATAATAGCAAACGGCTCAATCCGATCCGGCAAAACTATGAGTATGAGCTTAAGCTTTATATTTTGGGCAATGACTAATTTTAACGAGCAAAATTTTGCGATATGTGGCAAGACCGTAGGCAGCTGCCGCAGAAATGTTATCACTCCCTTGTTAAAAATGATACGCAGCAGATACAAAATTAAAGACAAACGCTCGGAAAATGTAATAGAGCTGGAACACGGTGGCATAAAAAACAGCTTTTACATTTTTGGTGGCAAAGACGAAAGTTCCCAAGACCTCATACAAGGTATCACACTTGCAGGTGTGTTGCTTGATGAGGTCGCTCTTATGCCGCAGAGCTTTGTCAATCAAGCAACAGGTCGTTGCTCGGTAGACGGCGCAAAGTTTTGGTTTAACTGCAACCCGGAAAGTCCATATCATTGGTTTTACAAGGAGTGGGTTGATACTAAATCTGAACAGGCACAAGATAAAAATGTAATCCGCTTAAATTTTACAATGGATGACAACCCTGCGCTTAGCGAAGAAACAAAAGAGCGCTACAAGAGCATGTATACAGGCAGTTTTTACAAAAGGTACATACTTGGATTATGGGTCGCTGCTGAGGGTAGGATATATCAATTTGAAAAGTCGGAATACACAGTACTTTCTGAAAAAAGATATTACAGTCAATATTGTGTATCTATTGACTACGGTACACTTAACCCATTTAGCGCAGGTTTGTGGGGCTTACACAAAGGCGTTTGGTACAGAGTAAGAGAGTATTATTACAACGGACGACAGAGTGGACGGCAAAAAACAGACGATGAATATTATACAGAGGTTGTTAAGCTCATAGATGGGTTGCACATAGCAAGTATCATTGTTGACCCATCAGCTGCAAGCTTTATAACCCTTATACGCCGTAAAGGCAGATATACAGTTATTCCTGCAAACAATGATGTACTTGCAGGGATACGCTTTACAAGCGACTGTATAAAATCAGGCAAAATAAAGATTAATGACTGCTGCAGTAATATCCTTGGGGAGTTTACGGCATATGTTTGGGATACCAAGCACGCAGAAAAAACCGGAGAAGATAAGCCGGTAAAAGAACATGACCACGCAATGGACGATATGAGATATTTTTGCTACACGGTTTTAAACAACAAGGGTGGCAAATTTGTTAATATCAGCATTTAACAAGGAGGTATTATGCTTACAGATTTATCATGGCTTGATATAGGCAAGCCGTTCCCGCCGCCATGCACAGTACATAGACTAGCCCGCTACAAAGAAAATAAAGAAATCTTTGAGGATAATTACGAGTCAGTATACAGAGAACAGTGGAAACGCATTGAGCGTGTTATCGGTAATATTAACGATGTAGTAGGTTATGCTGTCATTGCAAATTATCAAAAACTAATGTCGATAAAAACAGCTGACTTAGCAATTGGGGAAATGCCAAATATTACAGTAAGTGACGATGCAAAGCAAAAGGTTATTGACGATTTAATCATAGACACGGATCTGCAAAACTATTTGTATATGTCGGCATTAGATTTAAGCAGGTATGGGGACAGCATACTTATGGCTACTGCAGACGGCAAGGTTGATGTAGTGTCTCCTGCACTGTGGTTTCCTGTTGTTGATCAGTTTAATGTTCGCAGGTTTTTGTATCATGTATTTGCATTTATATATTTAATAGATGCAAATAAAAAAACATACGGATTAAAAGTACAGATACATAAGCCGTCAGAACCGTCAGAGTGCGAAGAAAGGCTCTACGAATTACAGGGTTTACCCGGCAGCTTTAAGATAAAAAAAGATTTGACAAAGCACAAGGCGATGAAAATACAAACTAACCTTGATACCTGCCCCGTGTTTCGTGTAAGTAATATGCTTACAAGTGACCGGCTGTTTGGCATTGACGATTACCGCAGCGTAGACAGCTTAGTGTCAGAGCTTATGGTGCGCATATCACAGGTCAGCAAAGTGCTGGATAAATTTAGTCATCCTGCACTCACCGGACCATCGACAGCACTAACATGGAATGAGGTAACACAACAATACGAGCTAAAATTTAGCTCATATTTTACCAGGGATACGACTGACTCTCCGGAGGTAAAAGCAGTTGTTTGGGATGCATCTCTTGACGCTAATTTTAAACAAATAGAGCTGATAATTAATCAGCTCTATGCAATATCGGAAATGGGCAGCGTGCTGTTTGGTGATATTAGCAACACGGCAGGTCAGGTAGCGTCCGGTACAGCTTTGAGGAGACTGATGATGTCGCCCCTGGCAAAGGCTAAACGATTAGTTAACAGATACACAAATCCACTCAAACATATATTGTGTGTGTTGGCAAAAAGCAGAGATGTAGAAATCATACCGAGTGACATAACGATTACCTGGAATGACGGCTTGCCGGATGATCCGACGGAGGAGGCTGAGATTGCTAACCTAAGGACCGGAGGGAAAGCTACACTTAGTCAATACACTGCAATACAACGGCTGGACAAGATGTCTAGCGGCGATGTGGATGCAGAGCTATCTATGATACGAGCAGATGAGCTTGATAATACAGCCGGCAGTGTACCTCCGCTGGAGCAGGAGGATGTGTATGAGTAATGACATATGAGCAAGCACTGGCACAGCTGTATACAAAAGCGGAGATTAAATTAATAAAGACGATTAAGCGCAAAGCAAAGTATGGAAACGCAACGACTTATGAACGGTCATTATTAAATCAGGTGCAAAAACAAATTAAGCAGCTGCGAAAAGCATCAGATGTAATTGTGCAAAAACTGGTTAAAACAAACTACAAAGAAGGACTTGATAAACTAATGCAAGACATCGCATTAGACCCTGCTGCCCCACGCAGCTACAGCCTTATGAGCGGTTTAAACATAAATCAGATTAATATAATCGTCGATAATATAACCTCACAGCTCAATAAAGCTGTGGCAACAGTCGGCAGACGGTGTAACGATTACATAAGACAAGCTGCGTTGGAGGCTGCTGCAAAGAAGTTGACCACAGGACAAACAGTTAAGCAAATGCAGCAAGACTTGCAAAACAAGCTTGTTGACAGCAAAATAACATCAGTTGCATATGCTAATGGTACAGAGCACAACATTAAAGATTACGCTGCTATGGTTGCACGCACCACCACAGCAGAAACGCAAAACACTGCACAGGTTGTGCAAGGCAATGCTTGGGGATATGATTTAGTGCGTATGACAAGCCATTACCCTACCTGCGAAGTATGTGCAATGTATCAAGGCAGAGTGTATGCGCTAACAAAAGAGGCTGCCAATGGCAAGTACAAGGGCAAAAACGGCAAGCCCCTTAGGTTTGCATATCTTTATGATACTGCCTTAGTTGATGGGTACAACACCATACACCCTAATTGTCGCCACCGTTTTGCTATATTTCCTGCTAATGCATATACCAAAGATGAGCTTGCGGAGTTTAGCAGACAGAGCATGCAGCCTTTCGCCGATTTACGCTCCGATACAGAGCGTAAGGCATATGCCCGGGAGCAGGCTGTTAAGAGAAAAAAAGGTGCAAGTCGAAGACAATACGAGGAAATTAAGCAATATTTGCCTGAACAAGTGCCGAAGACATTCGCTGCGTGGCAAAGAATGAAGCATACTAAATCACAGCGTTATATTGATTTAGTATCTGACTATAGAAGCATTAAAAAATTTATTGCAAATGGTGACGGAAGTAGTATAATAAACGCAGGGGCAATTAGCGGTGCACTCAATCCATATAGCAAAGCAGCAGAAGAACATGCTGTTAAATATTACGAATCAGTGCGGCATATGACAACTGATACTGCAAAAATAGCCAAAGCAACATCTATAAGCGAAGATAAGATTAACAAAATTAAAAATCATATTTTCATCCAAGAGCATGATTTACTAGATGGACACAAAAGATTTGCCCCGTCTTATGATATGGCACAGTCTTGGCAAAGACTCATAAGCGGTGATATTAAAGAACAAGATATTGTGCTTTTGAAGCATGAGTATGCCGAATTGAGATACATGGAAAAGGGATTGTCGCAAAATGATGCACATATAAAAGCATCAAAAAGATATAACTTTGCTAGATACTGTAAATAAATAGAGGGAGTAATTAAATGGTTAAGATATTTGACATAACACAAAAAGGAGATATAATTTCTTGCAGTTATACACCAGAAACAAGTGATTTAAAAGGTTATGTTGAAGTTGACATGAAAACTCACGAAGTAAAAAGCGTAAAGTATTCGGAATATGAATATGGTAAGAAAATGTATGTTGCACATGTTCGCTCAAAAATATCAGAATTGCTTAGTACAAAACAATCACTTCCGAAAGAAGTTATAGCAGTTTGGTACTGATTACCGCCTACAAAGCATGGGCGGTATTTTTACACAAAAAAGGAAGTACACACAAGGCGGTTATTTTGCCTTGTGTGGCTTTTTTATTATCATAGTAAAATTAATCTAACAAAATTATTAAATGCAAATTAAACGAATTTAAACGGTATTTAAACGCATATACCAATGACTATGTTATTAAGCTCCCAACTGGGGGCTTTTTATATTGCCTAAAATTAAAAAAGGAGGATTTTAATGAATAAGAACTATCCAAAGCTAAAACCAAACATCCAGCTGTTTGCGGATCCGGACGGAGAAGCTCAACCGGAAAATGAACCAACTGCCGGGGCCAACACGGAACCTAAGCAGTCTGACACAAAGGATGAACTCGAAAAGCTTAGGTCTGACAACAGGCTGTACGAAAAGACACTGAAAGGTATTTTGGGTGTAGCTGACGGCGAGGAGCTAGGTGACATTAACAAGCGTATTACTGATTTTAACAGTAATTTGCAGGCAAAGCTCTCGGCTGTAAACGATAAAATGATAGCAGCCGAAATTAAGTCTATGCAGGGCTATGACAGTAAGCTGCTTGCGAAGGTCATTGACAGAAGCAACATCAAAGTCAATGATGATGGGACAATCACAGGCTTACAGGAGGCTGTAGCAACGGCTGCGGAGGAATTTCCGGCGGTTGTTATCAAAAAAGATAAATCAGCACCATATGCCCCATACCACCCGGCAGGAGAGCCGGCAGCAAAAAGAACGATGAACGACATTCTTAGGAGGAGATAAGTTATGGCAAATAATATTATTACAAGAAGCGACGCAGAAGCGTTAATCCCGGTGGAGGAATCAAATGAAATCATTGCAGGAGTAAGACAAGGCAGTGCGGCTTTAAGCCTGATGCGCAAGCTGCCAAATATGACATCAAAGCAGCGTAAGCTGCCTGTGCTTAGTGCTCTCCCAGTTGCCGGCTTTGTAAGCGGCGATAACGGACTTAAAGCAGTGTCAGCGGCAAAGTGGCAAAACAAATTTGTCACCGCCGAGGAAATCGCAGTTATTATCCCAATTCCGGAGGCTGTACTTGACGACAGCTCATATGACATTTTTGCAGAAATTAAGCCAACGATTATCGAAGCTTTTGCAAAGGTTATTGATGCAGCTGCATTTTTCGGTAAGGATAAGCCTGAGAGCTGGCCGGCAGGAATAGTTACAGATGCAATTGATAAAAACAAAAAGATTGCACTGGGCACAGGTGATGATGTAGCAGATGACATTAACGATGTGATGGCATTTGTTGAGGCCGATGGTTTTGATGTCACCGGCTTTGCTGGTGACATCGTGATGAAAAGTAAGCTGCGTGGACTAAGAGATAAAAACGGCGGTTTGCTATTTCAGCCGGCACTCACAGCAGACACACCTGCTACACTCTATGCACAGCCGGTCAATTATGTAAAAAACGGTGGATGGCAAAAGGATACCGCACTGCTGCTTGCAGGTGACTTCAGCCAAGCTGTCTATTCTATCAGACAGGATATGACATATAAAGTGCTTGACCAAGCTGTTATCAGCGACGGTGAGGGCAAGATTATCTACAACCTTGCACAGCAGGATATGGTAGCGTTGAGATGTGTAATGCGTTTAGGCTGGCAGCTGCCTAACCCTGTAACAGCTATTGGCGGAGATAGTCGCTATCCATTTGCAGTTATCACTCCGGCAGTTGTTACTCAGGGCGATGATAGTGGAGCTAAAGGATAACTATGCTTACAGTAGGTATAGACAGCTACATAACAGTAGCAGCTGCAGATAATTTAATAACAGCGTGTCACCACGACACGCTGTCAGACAAATGGCTTGGATTAACAGAGCATGACAAAGAGATACATTTGCGTAATGCTACATACCGTATAGATTGTCTCAATTTCAAAGGCTATCGACACAGCCATACCCAGCAGCTTGAATTTCCCAGGGGCATGTCTACAGACATACCCTTGAAAGTGCAGCTTGCAGTTGCCGAAGAGGCACTGGCTGCTATAGATACACAGCTTTTGCAACGATGTACATTACAGCAGCAAGGAGTTACAAGTGTTACTCTTGGCAGTGCATCCGAGAGCTACAGCGACAGTGCTGTTGCCGGCAAGCAAAATTGTCCGCTATTGTCACAAATCGCATACAATTATTTGCGGCAATACATTGCAGCGACGGCGGTGATAGTATGAGCATATTTGCAAATTATTACACTCAAGAGGTAAGCTTGCACAGGCGTACAGGTATTAATGAGTATGGAGATGTAACATATGCCCCACCGGCAAAAATAATGTGTAGAGTCGAGCATAATTACAAAGAGATACTTGACAAAGACGGCAATAAAATAACAAGCGAGGCTATGCTGTTTACAACTGTAATGTGCAAACCGCTTGATATTGTTATTGTTGACGGTGTTACATATACAGTAAAAAGCTGTAAACCAATTAATAACCTTGCCGGCACACTTGACCATTACGAGGTGTATGTCTAATGGGTATAAAAATTAATTTTGCAGAAGGCGAGTATCTTAAAGGATTAGATACAATTACGGCAAACATCCAGGACGCAGTTAATAAAATGGCGTCAAAGCAAACAAAAGGGCTTTCAGATGCATTGCTGTATGTTGCCGAGGAGTCACAGCAAAGAGCACCGGTTGATACCGGAGACTTGAGAGGCAGTGTAAGAGTGGAGCTTGAAGGAAATACATACGCACAGGGAGTTAAAGGTGGCGGCGTTAATATATCCGGAGCACTGCCAAATACAGCTACAAGTGGCAGTGTAAGCTTTAATACTATATACGCTGCTCAACAGCACGAGCAGATTAACTACTCCCACCCACACGGTGGGCAAGCGAAATACCTTGAAAGCGTATTAATAGAAGAGCAAGACAGAATTTTAAAGTTAATTGCTGGAGGGGAATCAGAATAATGCTTACAGCATTAAAAGAATATCTTACCAAAAACGGCTATAACAATGTGTATATTGACTATATGCCTGCGGCAGAAACTACCAAAAAAGCTATTAATTGTACAGAGTGGGATAATACTGTCGCAGGCATCAACGATGGTACAGGTACACATTACATACAAATACAGGTCAGAGACGCTGATTACAAAAGTGCTTACACAACATGTAAAAGCATTTTTGAGCTGCTTGACAGCGGACCTGACGAAACAATAATTGACCTTACAGACGATGTGTTTTGCATAGCTCGTCCGAGGAGAGCACCATTAACATATGCAAGAGACAATCTAGGCGTAACAATTTATTGCGAAATAGCTCTGTGGGGCAAGATTTAAACAACAATTAAAATTACATTAAAAGGAGATTAAAACTATGTCAAATAAACTATACCTAAAAGGCTTCAGTAACTTTGGTTATCACAAAATCAAAGAGGACGATGCAGAAAAATACAGTGTGGACGGCGAGAGAGTTAAGGTACCGTCAGCCCGTACCTGTTCGCCGACTGATAATCGCACAGATTTTAGCATTAACGCAGATGATGGAGTGTGGGACTCCGGCTCTGACTGGGAGTCAACAACCCTCGAAATTGCTGTAGCACAGATGGAGCTGCCGACTCTTGCTGAGTTGACAGGAGCAACAGTCAATGAAGACAACTCCATCGACGAGGGTCCACTTGACAATGCCCCGTCTATTGCACCGGCGTTTGCCGCCCTGCGTGCCGACGGCGGCTACAGATTGTACAGATACTACTCTGCCAAGGCTACTAATATTGCAATCAGTCACACCACCAAGGGCGAAAGCACAGATGCACAAGTATATACCATTACATTTAAGGCAACACCTCGTAAGTGTGACGGCAAGATTCGCAGCACTACTGATGTTGCAAAAGGTGCAGCTTTAACCTGGCTTGACACAGTAACACCTGTAGGAGCATAATCGTATGAGTATATTTAATAAACTTGCACACAAAAAGGACAGCAGTCTTGATATGTCTTCCCCACGCAGCTATACGCTGCATGGGGTTAAGATACACAAGCTTACCGTTGCAAAATATGTTGAGTTTTTAAAAATCGCAGATGATCTGCCAAGCATAATTTTTAACAATGCATTTCCGGATGCAGAAAATTTTTCACAACTTATAGATGAGATAAGCAGACTTGACAAAAAAGCAATGCTTGAGCTTATAGGCAGACTGCTTACTACAGTACCTACCGAATTTTGCAGATTACTTGCAAATCTGCTTGAATTTGACGAAGCAAGGCTGCTTGATATAAACTGTGCAGACGCACTTAGCCTAAACCAGCTCGCAGAAATTATTACAGCATTTATAAAAGCAAATGATTATAGCGATTTTTTCGTTTGCGTGCAGAAGCTAATGAAGGACTACCGGAAACTGACAACAAATACGATGGTATCTGGTGGCTCCAACGCTGGTTAGCTGCTGCACAAAGCGTAGGCATTACAAAATCGGAACTGTTTGAAAAATATTACTACGATGAATTTATTGCCGTGATGGACGAATATGCAGATATGCACACGCTTGACGATAACAAACAAAAAGCAGTATATGCTGATGAAATTGATTAATAAACTGTAATAATAATTTTATTATATTATTATTGCAAAGCCGTCTCAATTGTGGTACTATTTGCACAAAGGAGATGGTTGTATGAAAAAAATAATATCAATTTTGTTAGCAGTTGCTTGTGTAATTGTTTGTGCCGGCTGTGGCAAAAATGAGCCGCAAATTGAGCCAAGTGTAACAGTAAATGAAGTTTTACAGGAATTAGAAAAATCCGGATATACGGTAAAATCTATTAATAATCAATATAGAGTTCCGGAGGTTGACTGCGAATTCGGACTGGATACTAACGATAAAAATTTTGTAAATCTTGTGTTGTTTGAATCTAAAAAATTTGAAACAGATCAAAAAGATTTACTAAAAACCATTTGGAATAAGCTGCTTGATGATAAGGTATTGATCGGAGAAATTGTATATGATTTATGCTCCGAAGAATATCTGAAGAATGGAATAGCTTCCAATATAGAGCGAGGGAACTTATCAATTCGGTATTTTACAACAGAAAAAATAAATTCCGATTCTAATTCAACAAGGAATACTTACTATAGCGTATCTTTAGAAATAAACGCTAATAATTAATTGTTCAAAAGGAACTAAAGCACCCGGCATCGGGTGCTTTTATTTTACTTTAAAAGGAGGAAACTATGGCTAATGAAATAAATGTTGGCAAACTGGTCGCTGAAATAGTGTTAGATAGCGAAACAAACGAGGCGGAACAAAAAATTGCACAATCTGCCCTAAACATAAAAGATACGCTAAAGGATGTAGCCAATACAAATGTTAAAGTAGATGTTACAGTTGATAGCCAAAAAACAGCACAGGCAGCAGAAAAAGCACAGCAAGCTATAGAAAACATTGCAGGAAAAACTAATGCCGAGGTAGATATCACTGTTGACGGCCAATCCGCCATTGAAGAAACAAAAAGAATTGAAAAAGAAATACAGGAATGGATGGACTACCGTTTTGGAAAAACAGCTGTTGCTATAGTGCCAGATGATACAAATACTGAGGAAATGCTCCAAAAAATTGAAGAGTATCTAGACAACATTGGCATTAAAGCAACAGATGTCAAAGTAATTATGAGCGAATGCTTTGGGGATTTAAGCGTATATAGTCAGTATGAGAAGCAGCTTAATATAATAGCTGCCAAGCTTGATCAACAAAGAAATAAAGTATCAGATTTAAAAAAAGAACAGCAATATTTATCATCAGAAAACTCGTCAATATCACAGAATAAAAAGCTTGATGAAGCTACTAAGCAATATGAACAGGAAATACTAAAACTAAAACAACTTGAAATGCAATTTGATAAAGTTGTAATTGCACAAGATAATTATGTAAATAAGAAAATTGCAAACTACCAAAAAGGTGTTGAAGCTGCTGAAAAAACGGCACTGAAAGAACAGCAGTTGTCTGAACAAACAGTTCAAAAGCAACAGCAAATAAATGATAAGCTTGCACAAAAGCAAAATAAGACTGACACAAATTTAGCTGTTACTGAATTAACAACCGGACTGCGGTCGTTAAACACTATTGCCCCCGGAACGGTAGATAATATAGGTTCAATCGTAAGAAATATCAATTTAATTAAAAAAGCATCTATATCAGGTGCAAGTTCCTTTGTGAGCACTATTGCAGGTATTACAGGTGTTGTTGGTTCCATAGCAGCTCTAGCTGTAAATTATTACGAGGGAGTAAAGGCAGAACAAGAAGAGGCACGACAAAAGGCAGCAGAACTGGCCGATGAATACTCAAAAAGCAGCAAAGCTATAAACGATATTACGACAGAATATAATAGTTTGAGAATAAAGCTAGACAGTGTTACGCTGTCTCATTCGGATGAGTTGAAAACAAAAGAACAATTGTTAAGAGTACAAGAACAGTTGGTCGAAAAATATGGTTCCGAAGCAAACAATATTGATCTAGTGAACGGTAAATTGGATGATGAAATTGCAAAGCTTAATAATTTATCAAAGCTAGAAGCCATGGCTTATGTTGGCAAAAACAAAGAAAGCTATGAAAAAGCAAAAAATGAGTTGGCGTGGGAATGGGACTATTCTATCGGCGATATTAATGTTATCGAGGACGAGAAAGTGCGCAAAAAAGTAGAAGAAGAGTTGAAAAACCTTTTTAATGCAAAAGATAACGCAATTGGTTTAAGTATTAAGTTGAACTATAACGATGTGCAGGACGGATTGATAGATATTCGCCAATATTACGAAGAACTTAGAGACAATGGTGAAATTACAGAAAATGAGTTTAAATCATTAGCAGACACATTAAACAAAACAGTGAGCAAATTACCAAGTGACAAAATAAACGACTGGAAAGACATAATAACGCAATATGAAAACGCAGTTGATGCAACGAGCGAAAAAAGTGACAATATACTTAAACAAAACATTGAAAAATTACAAGCAGCATACGATAGCTTAAGTAAAAACACAACTGCTATTGAAAGCCTATCATCTGCATATGAAAAATTACAAAAGGGGGAAAAACTAGATACAGCAGCACTGTCAGAGCTATGCGATGCGTACCCACAGCTAACAAAATACATCGCAGAAACAGGAGATTTATCGCTTGCAAATGGCGAGAAAGTAAGAGAAGCACAGAAAAAAATAATACAAAGTAATTTAGAGGCATTGGTTAGCGATAAGCAGGCACTGGTGTTTAAGAAAAATCGCACAGATGAAGAAGAAGAGCTGCTCACAAAAAGCAACGCAGCTATCGCAGTTTACCGTGCTAAATTGGAAGAGCTCAACAACGCAAGGGTATCAACTAAGGTTGAAATAAATCTTGATGATTTTACAGCTGCAACACAGACCTTAAGCAATGCATATAAGACACTTGACAGCAGCAAGCAGCTGGACGCTAATACGACACTGGATCTAATCCAAAAATATCCGGAGTTTGCGGAAGCTCTTAATAAAGGCAGTGGCAGTATCAATGACCAAAAACGAGCTGTTGAAGAGTTGTACAAGGCAAAGCAAAAGGCAATGCTTACAAGTCTTCGATCTGATGAAACAGAGCTGGAGAGTGAAATAAGCACTGCGAATAAAAAAATAGCTAAGTATGATGAGCTAATTGAAAAATACAGCAACATCGGATCGGCGGTAATCGACTACAAAGAAAAACAACAGCAGTTAAAAAATCACGTCGAAAAATCAAATGATAAGCTTGCTCAAACAAAAGCTCAAATAAATGCTATAAATAAATCGTCGCTATCGGATTTTACGAAACAGGAAGACAGTGCAACAAAGTCCACGGCAAAAACCAATGAAAAGCTGCAGGAGCAGCTAAATCTCATTAATCATCGCAAAGCGATAAATAATATGAGCTACGAGGAAGAAATATCATGGCTGCAAATGCTACTTAAAAATTATGCAAAAACAGCTGATGAAAGAATGTCGCTAGAGGAAAAAATCTATACGGCACAGCAAAATCTTATTAAGCAGCAGGAGCAGTCGTACAGTGACTTGTATAATACACAGCTTAAAAATATTGAACACATAAGAGCAATGTCACAGATGAGCAACGAGCAATATCTTGCAGAATTGCAGAACGTATACAGCACTTATGTGCTTACGGCTGATGAAAGAATGTCGCTGGAGGAAAAAATCTACACACAGCAGCAAGAAAATTACAGTGAACTGTACAAGCAGCAGATAGACAGGATTGAGCATCTGAAAGCTATGTCACAGATGAGTAACGGGCAATATCTTGCAGAATTGCAGAACATATACAGCACTTATGTGCTTACGGCTGATGAAAGAATGTCGCTAGAGGAAAAAATCTATACACAGCAGCAGGAAAATTGCAGTGAGCTGTACAAACAGCAGACAGACAGGATTGAGCATCTAAAAGCGATGGACAGATTAAGTAAACAGCAGGAGCTTGCGTGGCTGCAAACATTGTATAGCAAGTATGTGCTTACAGCTGAAGAACGCATATCATTAGAAGAAAAAATATACAGCTTGAAAAAATCTATACAAGACGAAGAAGCACAAGCAATTAAGACTGCGATGAACGCAGAGCTTGAACTGCTTGAGCATCGTAAGCAGCTGAATCAGCTGAGCGCAGAAGATGAGCTTGCGTGGCTGCAGCGTATCAATAACAAGTACAAAATGTCAGTTGAAGACAGACGCAGCATGGAAGTTAAGCTGTATCAGGCAAAGAAAGCATACGAGGAGGAGATACAGAAGCTTCAGCAAGAAACACTCGATAAAGCACTAAATGCGTTATCAACACGCAGGCAGCACCTGCGGATAACATATGAAGAAGAAATTAAGCAGCTGCGGAAAATCTATAATACATATAAATTGACAGCGGAGCAGCAGCAACAAGTGCTTGAGCAGATACGCAGTGTATCGTCAAGTGCTAGGTCAGACCGCAGCAGCCAGTTTTCAAATATGTCAGACGGGGTCATAGAAGCTTTAAAAAATCAGTATCAAGAGCAACGAGATGCCGAAGAAAAGGTTATTAATGATTCTATCGAAAGCTGGCAGAAGTGGGAAGATGAAACAACAAGTGCAATACAAGCACAGATAGATGCTTTGGACGATCTGGCAGATGCAGAAAGCAGTGAAAAGGAAAGGCAAGAATATGAAAACAAAAGACAAGCTACGGAGCTTTTGTTGGCGTATGAAAAAGACGACTATAATCGCAAACAATACATCAAGGAGCTAAATCGTTTAGACAACGAGGAAAGCAAGCGTTTAGCGGATGAACAGCGTGAAGCACAGAAAAAAGAACTGCAGGCACAAATAGACTCTGCAAAGGAGCAAAGCTCAAAGCAGCAGGAAATATTGCAAGCAGAGCTTGATGCGATTGCTAAAAACTACGACAAGCTTATGTCACAGTATAGCCTAGAGAATAGTGCATATAAAAAAATGCTGAGTAGCTCACAGAATGAAATTGTTGCATTTATTGCCTCATATGCACCTGAATACGAGTTGTTAGGTCAAACACTTGGTGAAAAGCTGTATAGGGGGCTTAAAAACAAAATTCAAAATATTGATTATTATTTTAAAAACTTAGGTATCCTGTGGCAGTACTACAGCAATACTACATCAAAAGTTGCAAATGAGGCGGTAGATAAATTTTGGGCAAGCAGACAGCAATATCAGCAACAGCTCAATAACATATCTGCAGTACCGGAGGTTAATTTAACAGTCAACTTTAACGAGCCGGTGGAATCACCTGTACAGGTGGCACGGAAAATGGAGGAAGTAACGCAAAAGCTTGTTGCACAGCTTAAGCAATAAAAAGGAGAGTGATAAAATGCAAAAGCTTGTCTATGTCAAGCCTAACGGTAATTATGGTAACCCTGATGATTGCGTGTCGTTAAAATTCGGCACGCCTTTTATTTTAGAAAAGCTCGCTGGAGTAAGTGGCTTTGAAGAAACATTTGTAAGTGCAGCAGTCGGCAATGTGGACGGCACTCTTGTACAGCATATACGAACAGAGGCCAGAGAGGTGCCTGCAAGTGTGTGGGTGTGCGGCAGTGATCGAGCGGAGATGTATGAAAACAGATTTAAGCTTATATCTGCATTATCAAATACACAACAGCCAGGTACTCTATACTATAGCAACGACTATATTACAGTTAAGGCTGACGCATATCCTATGCTGCCGGGGGATTTCAGCGACAGGGTAAAAAATTACAACAAATGTAATATCAAGTTTTACTGTCCATATCCGTTTTGGAGTGACACAGAGCCTATGGCAACAGAAATGTCTTATCACATTGAAGAAAACGCTTTTTCTTTTCCGCTTGTATTTCAGGACACTGTTTGCTTCGCAGAAAACAGCACAACAACGGTGGTTTACTGTAACAGCTCAGTGCCAACACCTGTGACTATAACACTGGGTGGCACTTTAGTATCCCCTATTGTAAGAAACGAAACAACAAAAGAACAAATTGAAATTGCAGATGTCAATTTAAATGATGGCGACAGTCTCACGATTAGCACAAAAAAAGGTGCTAAAAGTGTAACTCTATATAAAGACGGTGTAACAACCGATGCATTTAATCTTGTAACTCCGACAAGCGTTTTTTGGCAGCTGCAGCCCGGGAAAAATGTCATAACATATACATCAAACAAGAGCATTTCTGCAGCAACGCTTGTGCTGTCATATTATAACCAATATCGAGGTGTGTAAAATGGATTATCAGAGTATAAAGATATTGTCAAATGATTTTACATTTTTAAGTGAGCTTGATGTGTACACATCTTTGCGATTCAAACGAGCCTGGCAGAGCTATGGAGATTTTGAGATACACTTAATAGGACAACAGCCTTACGCACAAATAGGTAATTACATCATGCTTAGTAATAACGCTGATAAAGTAGGTATCATCAAGTCGGTTACACGCAATGCCGGTCCGGAGGGCATAACGACAACACTAAAAGGATATCATCTTAACGGTATTATGACGCAGCGCATTGTGCTGCCGTACACTGATAATGCAAACCACGGTTATTTTTGTGTGCCAAAAAAAGCTGTAGGGCAAGCAGTTGTTCCTGCGCCGGCAGAAACAGTGCTAAAAAGCTTTGTAAAAGCGTGCTTCCCGACTAAGCAAAACGACCCAAGGCACATTGATATGCTGATAGCTACAGACCAATTGCGTGGCAATAAAACTGTGTGGCTGAGCAGATATGATCAGCTTGATGAGGTTTTACAAAGCATATGTGAGTACACAGATGTTGGCTATAAGGTGTGGCTTGATACTGCAAACAAAACACTTGTGTTTGATATATCCACCGGTGTGGACAGGACGGCAGGACAGAGTGATAATAGCAGAGTGATAATGTCCACAGAATATGAGAGTATTAATAGTCTTGACATACAGAATGACACAGCAAAACAAAAAAATGTTGGGTACGCTGCGGGTGTCGGCGAAGACGAAAACAGACTTGTTATTGCAATTACAAATGACAACACTATGGCAACAGGCCTTGAGCGCTCGGAGGTTTTTATCGACTGCGGCACGCTGGAAGCTGCCGAAACTGACGAAAGTCTATCACTATCGGACGAAGGGAAGCATAAGCTGCTGGATTACAAAACACAAGCAAGCATAACAGCCAGCTACAATCCGGCTGGCTCTTTCGCGTACGAGCGAGATTTTGATTTAGGTGATTTGGTCACGATAGCAGACCGACAGCTTAACATACAAGTGGATAAGCGTATAACGGAAATTGAAGAGTGCTACGAGGCTAAGTCAATAAGTATAAACTTAACATTTGGTACAGCTCCGGAACATTTAAACCGTGTGATTAAGAGCTTTTTACCGGCTGTTAAATAAATTTTAAAATGATTTTAAGGAGGTTTTAAAAAGTGTCGGAAATATCAAGATTTTTCAATCGCAAACAAGGTGATGGCACAGGCGACTTCACATACTCCGCAGATAACTTTGCGGAGTTTTTTAGTACATTTTTTTCGACAGGAGTCGTAAATGTAAGCAGCTTGAGCGTGTACTCAACAGGCAGTAAAGTGGTAGTTAACAAGGGCTATGCAATAATCGACGGACACTGGTATCACAATGATGCGGCCTTAACGCTTGCTAATCCAACACAAAATATCGCAAAGCGTAAAGACACAATTGCGTTAAAACTAGACAAAGAGGAACGAAAAATAAACGCTGTATGGCTGACTGGGCAGCAAGATAAATATCCAACTGTAACAGATACGGCAAATGTAAAATATCTTATTATTGCAAATGTAGAGCTGCTTTCAGGAGGCAGCATAAAGGCGGTTTATGATAAGCGCACATACTGTCAAGCGCTCTACACAGTGACGCTGCAGGAGTGGCAACGGCAGTGGCAAACATTTCTAAACGCTTGCTCAAGCAGCTACAACAATAAAATTCAGCCGGTGACGGTATCCAGCGAGCTGCAGAAAGCTCGTGGCGGATTTAATGTGCTTGGCAGGCGTTTAGACATTACAGACAGTAAAATCGACGACATATCCGAAGCAGGCAGCAGTAATCTTTTTGACTATACAAAAATTACCCCCGGCTGGCTTGATGCATATGGCAGTATAGAGCCTCATTCCAATACATATACAACAGACTATATACCAATCGAGCCAGGCGTTAAATTGTATTTCTATAACAATACATCAAAGGCGTATTGTGAAAGCTACGAACTCTATAGAACAAAATCAGCAGACGGACTTATAAAGAATGTTTCAGACAAGGACAGCTGTATCAACGATAGTAATGCTGCATATATGAGAGCATCATTTTACACAACATCTGTGCCGCCCGATAAACTGCAAATAACGAAATCAAGTGCACCGACTGAGTATGTAGCATACAAAACAGTGCTTAAGCAATGCAAAAACTGTCTTGAGTATATATCTGACATTCAGCAGCTTAGTTCAGGAAAAGTGTACAAAATTGATAGCGACAGCATTGCAAGCAATGCTCCGGTTAAAATTCATATTTTTTCATATGACGACGAAAGTTCATTGCTCGTTCGTGCGGATAATAAGCGGTTAATTAATCAATTAACAAGCACTGTCGTTACTTATGACACGACAGATATACAGCTTACCGCTGCGGATTTAATCGTAGGACTAAAAATGACGCAAGGCGGTACTATGTCTATTAAATATTACAGCAAAAGCTGCGAAGATTTATTTGAGCTGATTGGCAATGAATCAGGAGAAAAAATTGTTACAGCAAATTATAGTGCGGTAGAGTCAGACACAGATTGCACTATTGTTGATAATACTATTGTTGATAATGAGGAGGTTGATGGTTAATATGGCATACATAACAAAACAAATTGCAGGAGAGTATACGGCAAATAATGATTGGGCTAAGTCATTCTTTCAAAAACTAAGGGATTTTTTACTTGATAATCCAATTAAAAAATTTCAGCTGGTGGAAGAGAATTACGATAATTCAGATATTGGAAAAAGTTTTATTAAAATGAAAGCAGACGGTCTGACTTTTAAGCTGTCAAGAATATCAACAGGCTATTCAACACAGGAGGTTACAGTTAGTTATGATACTGACGGTCAAGAAAATGTTACTTTGAAAAACTATATTAGCAGCCAAAGTATATCTATTGCTACAATTCAAACATCTACAGACAACTCTCAACGTAGAATATACAGAGCTGTATCAAATGTGTTTTTGGCAAGCAGCAATAATAGTTTTATTTTTAATGTGCAGCCCATTGATGTAAAAAAACTGGCCCCTGGAAGGTTGTGGGGTGTGATTAGCTATCAAGACTTAAATGCAAAAAGTAACAGTTTTGCTTTTGAAGCTATCAAGGATGTGAACGCAGCAGAATTGATACCGAATTCAATCGACAAAACAACAGGTACAAAAATAAGTCTCAATGTTTGTCACAAATCAACAAATGACGCTGCTCAACTTGTATTGGAAAACAAAGTTCAGGTCAATCAAAATGATTACTGGATTGGGACAAGTAAAGATATTGTGGGACTTGTGCCGGTTACACCAATCAAGGCATATCAAGCCAACAGCAATAAATATATTGCAATTGGCACAAATGTTGCTTTCCCGATTGGCCAGCAAATTGAGGTTTAATAAATGAAAAGAATCATAACATTAACTGATAAATCAACTAGCTGTTTTGCACTGCCTGACGGTAACACGGAATCTATTATTATAGACAATACGGCAAAGCCGTATGTGAGTGAACTTACGCAAGCAATTGAGCAGTTTATAGCAGCGACAGATCAGTTAGGTAAGATATCTATACTCGCTTGAATGTGAGAATTTAATTGAGGAGTGATTTTATGAGTAAACGAGAAAAATTTGTTTCCAAAGCACTTGGATATAAAGGGTACAACTGCAGTCATTTTATCCAAGTAATGTCAGACTATGGTGCGGAGTATGGAGATGCATGGTGTGCATGGTTTGTAAGCACTGTGGCTAGGGAGTGCAATTTAGCAAATGTTATTACATTCTCAGGCGGAGCAGGGTCAATACCACGCCACAGCGTTGCAGCAAACAAAGGTAAATGGTTAGAGGGCTACAATAGTACTCCACAGGCAGGAGATGTCATAGTCTTCACTTGGAATGGACTGGGAACATATGAAGGCTCAGGCATGGATAAATACTATAGCGACCATGTCGGTATAGTATACAAAGTAGATAGTACATATGTTTACACTGTTGAAGGCAATGCTAACGGCTCGAATACATCATCAACAGTATGTTGTAAACAATATCCGCTGTATAGTGGCAAAATCAATGGTTATTATCGCCCGAGCTGGACGCTGGTAGGCGATGACGGAAAGGATGAAGAGGTCATGGAATTTAAAAAAGGTAACAAATCTAACGCAGTGCTTATGTACAAATCATTAATAAGGGAAGCTCACAGCTTAGGCATAATCAAAAATAATTGCGATGAATCAGACAGCTTCGGGGACGGTACTGATAAAGCAACACGGGAAATACAAAAAAAGTATGGTCTTGTTGTTGATGGAGTGGCAGGAGTGCGTACAATAACTGCTCTAAGAAATGCTGTAAGTAAAGCACAAAACAAGTTGATATACCCGTCGGAAATCAGCAAAGGCTGGGGCATTGGTGTAAGAATGGCAAAAATTTGCCTAAGGACATTGCAAAAAAAGGGTACAATTAAGACTAAGCCTGACGGCAAATATGGTTACGGAGCCGGAACTAAAAAAGCAATTAAGGAAGTACAAGCGGCAGCGAAGATAAAGCAAGACGGAATAATAGGGTCAGCAACAGCAAATGCAATAGAAAAGTTGCTGCAAGAAAATTAAAAAGGAGGTTGATAAAATGGAAGATGTCATTAACTATGGTACAGTGATAATAGCCGCAATTAGTGCATTAGCTTTTGTCGTCAGCGTTATTACACAAGTGACAAAATCAATAGCGTTTTTTAGTAAAATTCCAACGCAATTAGAAGTCGTGGTATTATCTGTCATTATTACCCCTGCAGCGTATATAGCGTATGCTCAATATAACTACATGCAGCTGCACTGGTATATGATTGCAGCATCAATTATAGCTGCTTTTTTCGTTGCCTTTGTGGCAATTTTCGGCTGGGAGAAGCTTTCGACAATGTACAAGAGGTTTATTAAAAGTTGATTTAAACAATAAATGGCAGTCACCTATATTATTTGTGTGACTGCCATTTCCTTGTAATAACGCCCCAAATGTTATTATATAGGAGGAAAATAAAATGAATAGTTTTATAGGTTGGGTAGGCGGAAAAAGCAGACTAAAGAAATATATAATACCACTAATCCCTAAAGATGTTGAAAGATACATTGAAGTTTTCGGCGGAGCAGGCTGGGTGTTTTTTGCTAAACCTCCACACAAAATTGAGGTTTTTAATGATATTGATTGTAACTTAATTAATCTGTATCGCCAAATCAAAAATAATTGCGATGAGCTGCAAGCAGAAATAGACTGGTTGCAGAGTAGAGAGTTGTTCTATGAGTATAGAAAACAAATAGAAGGGCAGGCAAATCTTACTGATATTCAGCGTGCTGCACGGTATCTATACTTAATAAAAACAAGCTTTGGAAGTACAAAATCATCATTTGCCACTGCTCCCAAAGGCACATATAAAATAATAGAACAGCTGCCACGATATAAAGAAAGATTAAGCAAAACGATAATTGAAAACAGAGATTTTGAGCAACTGATTAAAGTTTATGACCGAGAAAAAGCATTATTTTATCTTGACCCACCATATGTTGATACAGAAAAATATTATACAGCTGCAACTTTTAAAACATCTGATCACAATCGTTTAAAAGCTGTTTTAAGCACAATTAAAGGTCGTTTTATTCTTAGTTACAATGACTGTGATTTTATTCGTGATTTGTACAAAGACTATAAAATACGCTCTGTAGACCGTATTAATTTGCTTTCAGCCAACGCTAACAACCGTAAAAACTTCAAAGAGGTGATCATTACAAATTACTAA